GGAACTCTATCGCTGGCCTCCTTGAGGTCCAACGTTGCGAGTTCACCGGTGATAGAGCCTATGCGGGCCATTTCCCTGTTGGGGTTCTGGTCCGTAAAGCCAATCATCGGCCCAACCAACGAGTCCTTCTCTAGAGAAGGAACCAAGGAATGCATTATCCCTTGCTGCATGTACATCATGCAGGTTGGCTCCTCCGCAATAATCCGCGGAGAAGTTTGGGTCTTCGGTACAGCAACGACCTTCACAGGCGGTTCCTGTTCCGTGGGTATGAAGTTGACGGGAACACCATCATGTTCATCGGTCTGCGAAAGACCGTGGCGTGATAAGGCGTACTCCCCGTAAGGGAAGATATTGCCGTCTTCAAACCGTTGATGCCACACGGGGAAAGTCCACTTTTGATTGCCGATGAGGCGATCAGCAGTGGCTCCCCCGCCGTGACGCGGTTCAAGTCGATATTCACTTACTTCTGTATCAACGACCTTAAGGGGTCGCCAAAACAGTTCGGTGAACATCGTCCTGGCCTCCAGCATAAGCGCGTCCGAGTCAAGGATACGCTCGCTGGCTACGCCAACTTCAATGTCACACTCAACATACCGTTCGAAAGCTGCAGCGGTCACGTCAGCAGAACACTCTAGTTTAATCTTTTTAAACGCGAGCGTCAACTGGCGGATGGCCCACACAGCCTGAACGTCCGGCACGTCAAGAATAGTGCCATTCACTGTGTCGAAAACACGACTGAGAAAACCCTGTAGAAATGCGGGGGCTCTCCCATGCTTCCTAAAAGCTCGGAAGCTTGTCGAGTCGATCACACCCTGCTCCAAAGACCGTTCAAAGTCAGCGGAGTAACTAGGGAGCGTGATACTCATGAAGGCGAAGCCTTCATGATCGACACGCCTCGTGACGGTCTCAATGTCACGAGATACCTGTACACCAAGCTGTTGTCCTAGCTCAAGGGCTAGGGAACGCCAGAGAACTGTCAGTCTTTTCACCGTAACCTCCAAAGGTTGAAACGAAGGAATGCGGTACTCTAGCTTGCTGTCCTGACTACGTCATTACGACGAAATCAGGAACCCCAGCGCGAAGACTACTCCAAGAAGAATGAAGAGTACTGCGCGCAACCACGGCCCCAAAGGTTCGGGGACGTGGACCGGAAGCGGTTCGATCGCGAAACGAGGTTCCGTCACGCCTGACCTGCCCGAAGGGAGGTCCGGAGCGCGGCGGTATACCACGCAGCGAAACCGACCGCGTCCTTCTCTGCCTGGGCATCGGTGATACCGATGCCGTTCAGCGGTCCAGACTCACCGGCGGTATGCGTCCCCTTGTAGAGACGGTTAATCGCCGGGTTCACCGGATCGGCAGCGTAGAGCTGCCTGGTCAGACGAGCCGAAAAGCGCTCGCCAGACTTGGTGTTGTTGGAAGATCTCGAGCGTCAGACTTCCGTCTGCGTTCTTGAACATGCCGTTGGTGCCGTTTGTCGGCACGCGGTAGAAGGAAATGGGTGTGCCATCAATCGTGATGGTCTGGGGATCAGCA